TCAAATCCTACATTTTGAAAAAACTCGCCCGTGGTAGTTGCTAACTGGTTAAATTCTGAATTAGCCAATCCAACCGCATAAGAAGAAGTTTTTCCAAAATCTAATATAATATCAGCCGCATCTTCAAAAACAACATTAACGGCATTTACACTCTCGTTCAAATTAGAAGAAGCCATCACCATTTTAGTCATGCCAGCAACAATAGGAACAGTCATAGTCGCGGTCATAATACCGCCCGTTTTCATCATACTTGCGCCAATTTTATTAAGACTTGCACCTATATTCTTAGCAGACTTTTTAGCCTTATCTTCTGCTTCATTAAGTCCTTTTGAGTATTCTTTTTGGTCAAGGGTTAGTTTTGCTGCTATGGTTGCTGCTGTTGTCATACATCACCTATTTCTTTTGGCGCTTATCTATGATCGGTTGTCCGAATACGTTCTGCATTTGTCTGAGATAAAATTCACGCTGTTGCTCAGGTGTCATTTCTTCCAATTCTGCTTCCAGTCGCGCTTTCTCTTCCTCGTTGCGTTGTTGGGCTATCAACTCCTTACTGACAAGCTTAAACATGTTACGCATGTAAACGTCCGCTTTTTTCTGCTTTCCTTTGGGGGCGTTGATGTTGTGTAACATTGTCAGCATAATAGCTGTACGGTATTCGCGATCCTCAAAGCCCCATGGTTCAACTAGGTTGAAAATCTGCCACGATCTGTATTCAGGCGCTGGTAATGCGCGTATTTCTCCAAGAGTCTTACCGAGTGCCAACCCTAACCGATGTTCAAACATTCGGTCAGGGTCGGTTGTTAGTTTTTTAGCTCGTCCAATACCTTGATGTCCTCTGTCATGTCGCTAAACTTCACAATCTCGGCGGCGATAAAACCAATAGCAGAGCCTAATTTTTCCTCTAGCTTCGGAATATCGTTTCTGGTAAACAGGCGTTTACCATCTGCATCACAAATACCAGCGACACAAAGAAAGGCATCATGACCGTACAGATTGATCGCTGTGATCTCTTGATTTTCCGCGCGTTTATCCTGTTTCATCTTCGTGGCACCATATTGACGCTTCAAATATTCGTCCTGTTCTCCACGTGATAATTGTCGAATATACACACTTGGATCTTCAACCTTGCCTTTCCAGGCTGGTACTTCGATCAGCTTTACCTGAATATCATTGATGTTTAATATCTCATCTCTTGATAATGGCATATCATCTTCCCTTCATCTTCAATTGTTTACAGTCCGCTGATTGCGCCTGATACCTTGATTGTGATTGACAATGGGGCTGCATCTTCAAGCGGTAAGTCGGGCTCAAAATTGGTTACATGTCCGGTAAATGCAATGGTCAAACCAATAGCAGTTGGCAAAACGATCTGCCAATTGTGATTAGAGTCATCTTCAAATACAGACAATACTCCAGTTGTACCATCCTGTGTTGCGTTGGTTGGTAGCCAGTTGCCTTCAAATGTCACTTCTCCGGCATCCTTCCAGCCAGGGATAAACTCTCTCCAGCCGTTAGAACTATCTTGAGAAGTTACCTCAATTGAGTCCTTGCTCATCTGTGGGGGTGTAATGTCCTTGACTTCGGCAATCTTAGTAAAGACCTCGGTACTTGCCCCATCTCCAAGTTTTAATTGTGTGCCAAAAGGCCAAAATGCTGAACTTGTCATTGTCTACTCCTTCCTTATGGTAAGCGTAACACTGCTAATTTGATACCGGCGTTGTTGGTGTCAACGTGGATAACTCCACCTGTCTGCTTCCAACCTTTGTCATTGGTCATGCCAACCGTGAAGGCGGCATAATCACCAGCTGCCATGGAATAAGACGTGATGTCTCCAGTTCGATTCTTTTCGTCTGCAACACTATCAATAGTGACTGTATATGCGGCTGTACCACCGTTGAAGGCAATCAATAATTCTTTTCCAGTTACAGTGTAGCTATTTCCATTAACAACATCACTCGCTGCCAGGGTAAAATCAGCCCCTCCGGCGCTTATTGCTTCGAACGGGGTTTTTGCTGTCTGTACTGTTAATGCTGTTCGTGCCATTGTTTACTCCTTTTTCTAATATTTCATTTAGTATTTTTTCTTGTTTTTTATCCGGTTCGTGTGTCAGAACATGCAGTATCATGTCATCCTCACTGTTATCATTCTTGCCGCACACCTGGCATACATAAACCGGTACAACGTTTTTCCATAAAACTTTTTTGTATCTGTCTTTAGTCACTTGTGCCAATACGCACCTCCAAAATCTCGCGCGGTTTGTCTGTGTCCGTATTCCATTGCGGTCTCACGTCGTTGATGAAAACAAATCCAACTGTAATGTTGCCCATTTGCCCACTGTACCCGCTTAGTGCATCTTTTATCGCGTCCCTGGCTGTTATACAACCTACAACGTCATCATCGAAAATATCAATCTGCAATAACGCGTTCCTGGTTTGTTTGTTGTCCATGGTGTAGCTGTAAGGCTCTACGATGCTGGTAATCCTCGCATGTGGTAGCGTTGCACCTGGGGGAATGTGGTCAACATAGACGCGCGTTCCGAACAAGCTTGATACCGCTGATATAGTCAGTAGATAGGTTCTCAGGTTTGTTTTTATCTCGGCCATCTTTGCTCCACTAATACCTTAAATGCCGCGCTGATAGGTCGTTGGATGTTTGCCTCGTTGCCAATAACAGATGGTCTGATAAACGGCTGTATCGGGTAGTTTGGCATATCCTGTCTGCCATACTCAATATTTGGTGCATAAACCGTTTCTGGACCTACCTCATCCTCAACCCGTTCCTTCGATGACTCGACAATGTGAGATTTTATTGATGTTTTTGTGGCACCCGTTCTGACAGGTACTCGTAAGCGTTGTGTGTTATTAATGACATAACTACCAGCCCCGATTAAGTTGATTATATCGCTTTCAGATAACTCAATCTTTTTCAGGGCATTCTGTAGTCCCTTTATGTCAACTTTCATTGATACGCTCATACGTCCGCCTTTTTCAATGCGACCACATAACCCATTGGTGACCTATCCCTGATACCGACAATCTCGAAAGTAACATCCGTGTAAGACAAACCCTCAAACCTACCGGTTACCTTGAACCTGTCACCATTAGCGGGCGTTGCGCCTACGAACCGCGCCTCTGCGTTGATGATCGCGATGTCCGCGTAATCTCTCCATGATTCCATGTTTGGCTTATCCGTGAAGCTACAAGCGACGGTTGTCTCCGTGTTTGTTGTGATCGGCTGCCCGGCTGCATCTTGCCCGCTTGATACCGGATGTAGTAATACACCCGTATCAGCATAGACATGGTTTTCTGTAATGCGTTGTAGTTGAGCGACCAAGCGGGCGTTAGGTAATTTCATTACGGTGCCCCGTCATAGACTGCATCATCTGAGTCCTGATAACTGTCAGCTCGATAAGGCTGTGAGATTGTCGATGTTGGCGTTAGTTTACTTAATCTTATACCAAATTCCTGCGCTTTTTCCTTCAATAACTTTTCATAACCGGCACGCGCTTCTTTATTGCTGACTTGCATCCAATCTAATCTAAAATCAGGCTGTGAAAGTTGTGTGATGATGTATTGAATCGAACGCACAACCGCCTCACCTACCGAGTAAGTAGTTACAAGATAGTTAATGGTTTCGTCTGCCAGAAATGCGCCGTTCTCATTTGTGTCACCAATATGAAATCTTACCAGACTTACATTGGTACTGAGTGCGGGGTCATAAGTAAATGCCATAATTTATCGCCTTAGACTAATTTAACAAACACAGTCAACACGGTATCAGTCGTTGATTGATTTGTCGCGCTTGCTGCTGTACCTGCTCTGATTTTCAGATATTCCAGTCCAAAGAAGTAATTGACATTGGTCACTTTAACAAGTCTGCTTGCTGAAACTGAAAAGTTTATTTCAGTTCCAGTCTCATCATACATGTTAAAATAATTAGTACCATCTACACTTCCCTGAAAAGTAATAGCAGAACCATCAAAAGTTGAAGGAATCAGAATAGACACAACGGTCAAATAGCTTAAAGAAATAGCACCGGAAAGACTAGCGCCACTTGCAATAGTAGCTGTCAATCCTTCGGTAATCTCTTCTAAAGCCGGTCGTGGTCTTACTGTTTGTGCCATAATTCACCTTTACTTTCTGAACAGGTTAATCTTCCAAAAGTCTGTTCAATAATTGAAGCGCCCCGTCCGCCGTATTAGCGGTTCGGACTGCTTCCTCTTTCTGCTTTGACACGGTTTCGATAAGCTCATATAGTTTAGCGGTTTGGGTTTTATCCTCAATGCCATACAATTTATGGTTGAATAGTTTGTTGCTGCAATTAATGTTTAGCTCAATACCACGTCCAGCCGCGAACCCTACCCAGAAGGCAAAATCTGCACGCTGTTTGTTATACGGGCTGTCAGGCCATAATTCAACGCCATAAATATCAATGACTTCGTATTGTTGATAAATTCCAAGAGCAATCGCGTAAACGGTCGTGCAATTCAAATTCTTGAACGGTTGCCCGTTTGTCTTTGCCTTGCTCAACATCCCCAACACACCATCAAGAGGAAACTCAATAGAGCTTTTAACCTTTGCATCAGCGAACGGGTACATATAGACTGGAATTGTTGTTTTCTGTAATGCGTCCCAGTACCCTGGTGAACGTGGATGATTGCGATAAACTTCTATGCCGTGAATTTCGATAATCGCATCACATCGTTTCAACCAGTCCGCTAATAGCCAATCCGAAAACGTCCAGATGTCATAATCCGGATCGTTATACGGCGCATTCTCGCGGGTGTGTGGTTCCGCTCCAACTATGGCTAGCTTATTGCGTTTCATGTCTAAGCGCCAAGAGTGGATGAATTATAGACAATATGCCATGAGCTTCCGTCACTAATCAAAATAGCGGCTTCGGCTTTAGCATCAAACGTCAGTGTTGATCCACCAATCAAATTAGCCGGTGTAACAACCGCTGCGATGGTTGATGTCCCGTCATTGTATTTGATGACCTTCATCTGTCCGGCTGAACCGTTAGGTAGTGAGAACGCGGTTGCTACTGAACCATCAGAGCCAACAACACTAAACAATTTTGATATGGATAATGAACCGTCGGAGTTTAGTTCTTCAATTCCGCCAAATACATTTCCGGTTAAGTTTCCGGTTACATTACCAGTTACGGCTCCGGTTACTGCGCCTGTTACATCCCCTGTAAATCCGGCGGTTGAAACAACCGGGCCTGAAAAAGTAGTACTCATTTTATTTGTCCTTTCTAAGCACCCTTGCGGGGTTTAGGTTTTTAACCATTAGCTCGCACACTTTATAAGGCGTGTGTTACCAGATAATTTTTAGGGTGGCTGTTACACCACCCTTGAGTTAGTTAGCTTTATACGTCGTGGCCATAAATCCAACGCCAATCGTCAAAACCGAACGAGAAGCGCATGTAGCCACGATAGCGAGCGACCAGGTTGAAATTGGAAGCAGGATCGAGGCTCAATTCAGGATTGACTCTCCAGAACCAAAGCAAGTGTGATTGTGCTTTAGC